GATGAATAAAAAACTAGCTAAGAAGGTATAATGAGAAAAGGTTTATATGCTAACATACATGCTAAAAGAAAGCGTGGAGAAAAAATGAAAAAGAAAGGTGCTAAAGGTGCACCTACTGCAGCTAATTTTAGAAGAGCTGCAATGACAGCAAGGAAAAAATAATGGTAGCAAAAAAATACCAAAACCCTTCAGGTGGATTAAATGAGGCAGGTCGTAAGTATTTTAAAAGAACGACTGGTGCTAATTTAAAAAGACCTAGTAAAAAAGTTGGTAATAAACGTAGAGCTAGTTTCTGTGCCCGTATGAAGGGGATGAAAAAGAAACTAACATCTAAAAAAACTGCTAATGATCCAAATTCTAGAATTAATAAAGCACTTAGGGCTTGGAATTGTTAGTGTATTTTTATTTATAGGTGTAGCTATGGCTGATATAAAAAATACAAAAGACTTTATGAAAGCAATAGAAGAGGTGCGTAAAGAGTATCCAGAGGATGCTATTGAGACAAAAATACCTACATCTTTTATAGCTACCGTAGCTGCTGCAGAGACAGGCAACTTTCAATTTAAAAATGCACCCACTGCAAAAGAAGCTAATAATTACTTTGGTATGAAACCAGTAGGCGATCAAAAATTTTTAACTACAACTGGAGGTGTTAATATAGCTAGCTTTGATGATTCTAAAGCTAGTGTTAGAGCATTCTTAAATTTAATAACTACAGATGATAGATATGAAAGTGTTAGAAAGTCTACAGAAAATATAAACGATATGTTTAAAGGTATGAGTCCATATGCAGAAAATCCTAATTATGTAAATTTACTTACTAATGTATACAACGATAGAATAAAACCAATAATAGACACCGAAAATATGTTGGTGCCAAAGAGAAAACCTTTGTCCCAACAAATGAATAATTTACAATAAAAAAAGGGGAGCCGAATAGACCCCCCATCGCAGGCAACAACAAGGCATACAGAGTATTTACTCTGGGTGCCTTTTTTTTTGGTCTGATTGATACAGAGATCTATCACCCCATCTTTTAGACCAAAGATAACTATTTAATCTAGAAGTATATCTCTCAGCCAATTCCATAATTATATTATGCCAAAACAATTTTCTAAACTTTCTGTATAAGTTGCTTGATATCATCTTGTAACTTTCTCCCAACAGCATTAGCATGATTAATTACAGCGGCACAAAGATTACCATGGTATGGATAACCTTTTAGTGCCTCCCTAACTTTACCTACAGGTTTGCCACCGTAGTCAATAACAATAGCATTATCTTTATTAAGACCTATTTTTAATTCAAATAATATACCAGTATATTTATCTAAATTATTTTTTTCCGTCATCTTTCCCCCCACCTGGATTGAAAGGTTTAAGTTGAGATATCTGATTCATTAAAGAAAATACCTCACCATATGGTCTTGTCATAAGATATTTCATCATGTCTTTTAATTGTTCAGCATCAACAAGATACTGTCTCGGTTTTGGTTCTTTGTCCATCTTTCCCCCTATTAAAATGGTATATCATCTTCTGTAGGATAAAATTTATCTATTACTTTTATTTTATCACATGAACACGATATTATTTCTAGCTGTTTATCTATCTCATCAACAATATGTGGATGATCACCTATACCTACAGCCTTAGTTAGGTATACTTCTATTGTAGCTTTTGCTACATCTACCTCTGCCTCATATTTTTTTCTTAAGGCATTCATAAACATATCTCTCATTGTTGTCCTCCTTTAAATTGATAATATTTATCTTCTACTAATTCCTCATCATCAAGATAAGGATTAGATCTTGCAGCTTTAGATTCTCTTGCATCTCTAATAGTTTGATTAAGAGTTCTACCCTGTCTCAAACACCCTGCAACAAAGTCCTCTACTTCTATTATTGCCTGCTTAACTTGTCCCATTACTAACCTCCTTTATTAATCTGTTAAGATACCACTGTGCTTTATGTAAGTCTTCTAATGGCTCGCCTTTAAACTTATATCTTGCAACATATTTTAATATGTTACCTTTTAGATAACCATGAAACTCATCATTAGTCATGCAATCAGTTATCACATCTATAGTTTCTTTTCTACCATGTAGATAGTGTGCAGGTGCATGAACAGTATCATACCTTATCTCATTCTCATATGAGATATCATGCCCATGATCTATCTTCTTATCATATACTCTTTTACTTTTTACCATACTCTCTCCTTACAGTTTTTATATCAATTGTTTCTATATTATAGTTACCATCTTTAACTTCACGTTTAACTATAAGTCCACTCCACCACATATGCTGTGTGTCCCTTGCAAAATGCTCTGAGTGTGACAGATAACATCCTGCAGATAAACCATGTAGTTTTTTACCACTAGGTAATGTAGACATAGCATAATCTAATAAATGACTATGGCCTACTGTAGCAGAAACTTTGTGTTTTGTCAAGAGAGTTCTACCAATATTTTCACCAGATATTGCAGATCCCATAATACCAGATGGAAAATGATGTGCATAATGTATACCATCTATGACTTTCATACTTCTGTATGGCACTTCTTGCCAACCATATTGTTTAAATTTAAGATCACTAATCTTAAGTGTACCGTCAAGTTCTGGATTCTCATCTACAAATCTATCAATCCTATCTTCATGATTACCATGTAACATTATCTTTCTAGGTTTATGTTTACCTAGACCTTTATTAAACAAAGATAATGCTTCATGTGAATGCTCCATATCTTTTTGATATCTTCTACCTTCAAATGATTTCTTTGCCCTATCATAGCTAGACAGAGAGTCCATACTACAAAAATCACCCATGCATATTACATGTGTAACTTTAAAATCTGCGGCTAGTCTACCTGCCCACAGAAATCTATCATTGCTTGCTTTGGGTGTGCAATGAGGGTCACCCATAACTAAGTGCGTTGCCATTAGTTTAACTCCTTATCACGTTTCATTTTTAAGTATTCAAGAAAATCTACAACATTAGATTCATCATCAAATTCTGCAACAGAACTAATTGTAAGATTATTCTCGTTCTTTTTTTTATCATCAGCAAAGCCACGGAGACCCCAAAGAAACGTTGAATGGGGGTCTGTAGTTGCCATCTTTATCATGCCTCTAGCTATAGTAGAACATAATTCGTATTGTTCTGTGGACATTTTGGATTTACTATCCATAATTATACCACAAGTAAAACCTTTT